GCCGCCTGCTCCAGGTAGTCGCTGCTCAAGCCGTCCATGCGGACCATCGCCTCGATGTACGGCTGGCCCGTGGACGCCGCCACCAACTGGCCGGCGGACACGGCCCGGACCATCGCCGCGCCCAGACCTTGCAGCCACGACGCGGACAGGTCTGCCGCGGCGAGCCGCTTCCACAGCCTCTCCATCGTGACCGTCGTCTGGATGACGGCCCGTTGTTGAGACCGGCCGTAGGCGGCGACGATGTCCGCGTGCGCCTGCGTTACAACGGCCACGTCAGCCTCCAGCAGCAGGCGCCACGTCAGGCTGTGGCTCCGGCTGGGCGGTGGACATCTGGTGCAGGTCCATGGCCGTCATCCGGGTCAGGGCCTCGTCTTGCATGCCCCGCATCCGGTCCCGCTGCACCGCGCTGTAGCCGAGGTCTTCCCATGCCTGCTCGGTCGGCAGGATCCCGGACGCGTGCAGCTTGACGACTGCGTCGGCCTTCTGTGCGTATGTCGGCGTCGCCGGGTCCCGCCACACGGTCTCGAGTTTCCCGGTACGCGGGTCGAGCTTGCCGTCCCGGACTAGCAGGACGAGCCGCATGACCCTTTCCCACGCCTCGCCGAACGCGCGCTGGCGACGCTCCGCCCGCTTCACCAGACGCGCCTCGCTCGCACGGATCGCATCAGCGCTCGGAGGCTGGTCGGTGGCCAGGCCCAGGAAGGCCGGCGGAAGGCCCGTCAGGGCAGCCACCAGCCGGGCAAGAACGTTGATCGTCTCGTGGAAGTTCGACAGCTGTGCCTCGGGGAACTGCCCATATTTCACCGTGTCGGACTCGTTCACCCACAGACGGCCCGCCAGCGACGACATCGCGCCGAGCGGCTGACCGTTCTCGTCGGCGAAGTCGTCGCGGGACATGCCCGTCGCCCACCGGCGCGGCATGGCGTGATACTCGGCAGACACCATCATGTCCGAGGCGATCTTGCAGGCGGCATCCGAGATCGGAATCACCGAACGAAGCTCAGACGTCCCATCCAGGTGCCGCAGTCGCGGCCGATTCGCCAGAGGGACGACAAGCACCTGGCCGAGGTTGTGCTCGTCCTGGTCGACCGCGGTCCAAGCGCCCTTCTGCTGCTCGAACGTGATCCGCTTGTCCGGCAGATACAGCGTCGCCCACTTCACCGGAGCAGCCCCCGCGGACGGCTCATCCCACCGCTTGACCGCCGCCATCACCTGACGGGTGCGAGGATCCCGCTCCGCGAACACTTCCAGCGCGGACTCGGCGGTGACGATCGGCGTTGACTCGTCGTCCTCGTTCGCACCGATGATCACATAGGACCGCTTCAGGGCCAGCGCATCGACGTGGGCCTGCTGCGAGCCCTCGTCCATATCGGAGGCCTGCCACACGTCCCACAGATCATCCGCCGTGGTCTCACTGTCCGCGTACCGGAAGCCTTCGACGTCCAGCCGCTCGTCGAGCGCATCCACGACGAGCTGCGGCCAGTTGATGACCAGCTGCCGCATCCGGTCCGACAGTTCCGACTGGATCTCCGGCGCCAGATACGACAAAGGCTGCGTGCCCTCGTAGTAGCTGTCCATCAACCGCAACTGCGGCAAGTCGTCGTCGTGCGCCGCAATCAGCCGCTTCAGCCAGGCATCCGGCTCGAGGTCGAGGGCCACAGGTCACCCCCGTCATCGTCAGCGCATCACAGTCGTCTTCCGGGAAACCTTCGGCCGGGCCAGGCCCGCGGCGATCGCATCGCCAGCGGCCTCGTGGGCGAGGACGGACACCACCGCCATGTCGATCTTTTGATGCGGTGCGGCCTTGCGGAGCACGTACCGGCCAGCGGTCCGGGCCGCCTTCCTGGCATGCCCCACGTGCGCCGACGTGTCCTCGCACCCGTCATGCGCAAAGGTGCCGTCGGCCTTCGTCACATCGGTCAGCAGCCGCTCACAGGCGGCGTACATCTGCACGACGCGCTGCGTGTACCAGCGCACCACCCGCTTCTCTCCGTGCCGGTCCGCCCAGCCGTCGATCTCCGTCTCCCAGTACGGCGGATCGCAATACATGCGAACCACCTGATAGCGGCGCATCAACTCATCCACCGCCGCATCTACCTCGAGGCGCGGCGTCTGCCCGCCCCACTCGGACGGGTCCCAGATGGTCGGCAGCTCGAGCGAGCTGTACACCGGGGTGAACTGGTAGCCGTCCAGCGTCTCCGCCCGGATACCCGTCCAGTCGTCGATGTCCGAGCCGTCAAAGCCCAGCACCACGGCAGTCCCGTCGGGGACCTCCCGGAACCCGGCCTTGTCGTCCCAGCGGTCCCGGGCCAGCCACGTACCGGTACCCGCCGTGATCCGGTTCCCGAAGAACCGCTCGGCCTGCGCCTGGTCACGCTCCAGCAGCTCCGCAGCCTCAGCCTCGATCGCGTCGAGGTCGACCCACCAGGAGTCGCCATACACCGCCTTGTGGATCTTCCGGCGGTCCGCCTTCTTGGCGTAGTTCAGGTCGGCCGGCGCCTTGCGGAAGTCCCGGAAGATGTCCTGGACCTTTGCCTCGAACGACCGCTGCGCCACGCTGTTCTCCGACGGGTCCCAGCCGTTCGTCGTCTCCGTCGATCGGCCGCCCATACCCGCCAGACCACGCCGCTGCGTGTCGGCGACCTTCTGCATCTTGTTCTCAGTCGTCCAAATTCCAGTTTCGTCCTGGGGGACGAACGTCACGCGCTGACCGAGGCGAGACTGGGCCGACGACGTCACCGTGTCGACGCGGCCGCCGCCCGGGAGGCGGATGAACTCCTCGCCGGTCTTCGGAATCAGCTCCGACAACGGACCCTTGTCGATCATCGGCCTGAGGGCGCCATAAATGTTGTCGGTCTGCTCCTCCGAGAACGCCGTGATCTGAATCAGCGGCGTCGGCCACGGCATACCCATCGGGTCGCCCGGCTCGTACTCGAACACCCAGCCACAGCCACAGCCGTGAACCCGGCAGTCGTAGACCTCACCGCCAGCAGCCCAACCCGCGAACACCGCAGGCCCGACACCCTCCACGCAGACCTGAGCGGCAGTCAACGGCCCCTTGCCCCACTTCTGCGGACGCACCAGCTGGCTACGCCGGAAATGGAACGCCGACGCTGGCGACAGCATCGACCGCTCGCGCGTCGCCGACGGCTTCACCCGGTAGTGGTTCACGAAGAACCACAGCATCTCGTCCGTCAGGACATACGGCTCACCAGCGGAGAAGCCGTCTGGGATGACGCAGTGCGCCTCAACCCAGTCCGCGATGAGAAAGCCGAGCGTGGGCCACTGGACAACCTGCTCACTCGTCCCCGTCACCAGGCACGACCTTGAAGCGATCCCGGGCCGCGCGCCGCGTGGCTGGTTGCTGCTTTCCGGCCCCCTCGCGGCGCTCCGCGACCTCGTCAGTCGCGATCCGCCACCGGTTCGCCCGCATTCCCGGCGTCGTCAGCCCAAGACTGTCGGCCATCTGCCGGATCAGCGTCGACAGATTCACCCGGGAGTCCATCAGCTCCGCCTCGGAGAAGCGGCGCACGTACAGCGCCACCTCGAACTCCTGGCCATACCGCTCCCACATGATCCCCTGCGACTTCCGCCACAAGGCATCCCACAAGTCGGCTTCACGGATCGTCTGCTCGGTCAGCGGCCACTCGGGCGTTGCGCCCTGTCGGCCCTCCGCAGGCAGAATCGTCCACTCGCCGGCATCCCGGTCACGCCGAAGCGCCGTCGGGTCAGGGGCGGGACCGGAGCGTGCTCGTGCTCCACCACTCGCCATGTTGATCTCCTTCACGTGCGCCATTGCGGCGCGTGTGCCCGGCTGGCATTGCGCACAGCCGGTCCAGACATGGCGGAACCCCCGACGATGCGGGGGCTCCAGGGTCGTACATCAGACGGCGGCACGGGCAGGTTGCGTATACGCCTGCGCTGTCCGGACACTGCATCAGCACTTCCGTGCCGCCGCCGCTTCTGGAGTCACATTCCGTGACTGATCATTTCGGCCCAAGATCGTTCTGAAAAGTTAGAACCCGGCTGACCATGGCTAGCCCTCCCCGGCGGTCCGCTGTGGATCACCCCGACGGGTTCCTCCCCACCCCATCCAAGATCCAGACTCACCCAGCGTGACCTTCAGCTGTCCTCGGTCGCGTCGCGTAGGGAGCCGGCCTCGAGGGTCTCGGCCACGCGCAGCATGCCGACGCGCTCGATCCAGCCGACGCCCTGGTGGGCGAGGCTGAGTCTGGTGTCGCCGTCGGTCTGCATGACCTTGAGGAGGACCATGGCGCCGGCCACGAGTTCGTCGGGGTCGAGGGTGGCTTCGATGCCGAGGCTGTCGAGCGCGTCGCCGATCGGCCGCGTCTTCGACTCTGCGTTGTCATCCCACCCGCTCACGCGTTCCAACCTCCGGGCTGCGCTGCTGCTGTCTCGCTGCTGTGGCATGGGCCGCACAGGCCGCGCCCGTTTGCTGGGTCGTCGGGGTCCTTGCCTTGGGCTGCGAGCTCACGTCTGCTCAATGGCCAGTGGTCGGCGTGTACGGATCGTTGGCCGCATGGTGTGCCGTGACCGTGGCTCTCCTCGGTGCAGACGCACAGTGGGTCGCGGGTCAGCACAGCAGGACGGAACCGCTGCTCGTGCTGCTTGCCGTATCCGCGTTGCCGTGCCGTGCCGCGTCGCTGCTCTGCCTCGCTCCGGTGTTCGGGGCAGCGTCCGCCTTGGGAGAACTCGGGGCAGCCGGGTACGGAGCAGACTCGCCAGCCGGTTCGTCGTGGCATGGCGGCCTCCGCTCTACGGGACGCGTTCGGGGCAGTGCCAGGTGCCGCCTGGATGGTTGAGCGCGCCGCCACCGGGGGTCTGGTCGTCGGTCTCTGCCGCTTCGTGATGCACGCAGTCGCGGTTGAAGAAGAAGCCTGTGGGGTTCAGGACGGCCAGGCCTACGATCTCCTGGCCTTCGCCCTTCGATTCCGGCGAGACCTCCGTGACGATGGCGGCGCGGCACTCCTTGCTGTACTCACCGCCCGGGGTTCCGTAACTCACGTAGTGGACGATGCGTCCGACGCTCGGGTTAGTCACGGTTCTTGTCTCCGTTCACGTGATGCCGAGGTAGCCGGACAGTCGCACGATGTTCTCGGAACCTGGCGGGTCGAAGGACACGTAGACGCGGTAGTCGCCTGCGGTGAGCGTGATGGCCCCGCCGTCGGGTCCGATGAGGAGCCGGGCCTCGGGGCCGGCGGCCCAGGCTCCGGTCTGCCAGTCGCTGACCGTCGGGTTGCTGCGGTTGGAGACGGGCAGGAAGGCGAGGCGGGGCGGGGTGCCGGTGATGTCGACTCCGGCGGGCGGGGTGACGGGGATGCGGACGTACTCGGTGGTGGTGGCGGGTAGCTCCATGTCCACCACCTCTCAGTGCGGTACGCCGACGGGCCACGATGCGCCTTGCGGCTCGCCCGCGGCCCACGGGCTATAGGGCTGACCGATGGTCACGTCAATGTCGTCGCTGCCCACGCGGGACCCCAGGGCTACGGCTGTCGCGATCTCGGCTGCAGGCGCGAGAGCGCGGGTTTTGCGTCGCCCCAGTGCGACGGCCGTCTCGATGCCGGTCGCGAGCGGCAGGGCCTTTGACTTCCGGGCGCCGAGCACTCGTGCAGTGCCCGTCTCGCTGGCCGTACCGAGCGCGACGCGGGTTCCGGTGACGTTGACGTTGTCGAACTCGGCGAAGTCGTTGGTCCCGCTGTCGCGGTGCGCGATCAGCTGGAACTCAATGTTGGTGTCGGCGACCCATGCCGGACTGGCGAGGGTGCGCCTGTTCGTCCAGGTCGCGGCGTCGGGGCTGGTGTCCCAGAAGACCGTGCCGCCCGTCTCCCGCACTCGAAGCCAGGCGTGAGCGGTTGGCGAGTAGGGGATGAGGACAGCTCCGGCGTCGAAGAACCCCGTGCGGGAGAACATGACGAGCTCGCCGGTGATGGCCCGGAGTTCAAAGCCGAGGTCGGTGCCGCCGGTCGAGCTCTTGATGAGGATCTGTGCCCACGCTTCGGTGGTGGCGCCGCCTGCTGCGGGCGGGTAGCCGCGGAGGTAGATGGAGGATCCGGCGAGGGTCCAGTTGAGGGCGCTGCTGTAGGCGTTGAAGCCAGTGTCGCAGGTGACGCGGGCGCGGCCGCCGACCTCTGTGTAGATGCCGAAGCTGTTGGGCCACTTGATCGGGTCGACGATGCCGTCGTTGAAGTCGTCGACGAGGGTGGAGATGAGCGCCATGGTTCATCCCTCCCGGGTTGGCCGGGTCAGGCGGCGCTGTTGGCGCGGAAGAAGTCCGCCACAGTTGCTGCGATATCGCTGCCGTCGGGGACCACAGAGAAGTCGTGCTTCGTGAGCGGGATCAGGTCTGCGTCGGTTCCCGTGGTGATGTCGGGGTCGTAGCAGATGACGATTGCGGAGATCGCGTTGCCGGTGGCGCCGGTCCAGACGATGTCCGCGGCGTCGACGGATACCCGGTCGGTGGTGTCGTCGAAGGTGACGGTGACGCCGGTCAGCGGTTTGCGGCCCATGGTTGTCTGCTCGTTGCTCGCGCCGGCGAGGAGGGTCTGCAGGTCGTGGTAGTCCCGCATGGTGGCGTCGCTGACGATGCCCGTCGTTTCGATGGGTACGGCGATGAGGCCGTCGTTGGCGGCGGGCAGGGAGGCCAGGTAGGCGACGCGGCCGAGGGCGGTGTTGAAGACGATGGTGGCCACGATGACGTCCTGTCTGGTTCAGGGAGAAGCAGGGAGACCAGGCTCGGCCAGATCCGGGTGCGCTGCGGCGATGTGCTGGTGAAGGACGTTGAGGTCCAGGACCGCCGTGACGGTGAACCGGTCGATGCTTGTCTGCTTGATCGGCGCAGTCAGCGGTGCGTCACAGACCGGGCAGGGCACTTGGATGCTGTTGCCGAGGGGAGACGCCACGGTTCGACCTCCACTCCTTCCGTGCAAGGGCGTGTACGCCGCGCGTGCGGGCTGTCATTATTCGGCGCATGTCTGATGTGACCGAAACGCCTGATGCTCCGCCGATGCCCGACAATCCGCCTACGCCGGGGAGGCGTTGGCCTCACCCGCTGGTGACCGGGCTTGCCGGCCTCGTGGTCGGGGCGGGCGTGGTGGGCCTGGTTTGGGGCTTGTCCGGCGGAGGGTCGAGCGCGCCGAAGGCTTTCACGCTGCGCGGTTCGATGACGTTGACGGGCAGCCACGTGCCGTCTGGGGAGACGAGCGAGGACTGCACCGGGTACAGCGGCTACGACGACATCGCCAAGGGCGCTGGGGTGACGGTGTACGACTCTGCGGGGAAGGTCGTGGCGACGGGCTCGCTCGGTACGGGGAAGCCGAAGTCGGCGGGTTGCGTGTTCCCGGTGTCTGTGGCTGGCGTGCCGGGCGGCTCGAAGTTCTACCAGGTCGAGGTCAGCCACCGCGGGAAGATCACCGTGTCGTCGGCGGAGGCGAAGGCCGGGAAGTTCGCTGCCTCGCTGGGCTGAGGCTCAGCTCCAGGTCCAGCCGCGCACGTACTCGATGTCCATCTGGGCCGAGCTGTTGGGGGCGGCGCGGTCACCGTTGAGGGCAGACTCGTTTTGGATGTCCCAGCTGGCGGCCGTGCTGGGCACGTGGTCGGTGCTGCTGCCCACGGTGCGGCCGTCGAGGATGAAGGTGATGCGGCCGGGCTTCCACTCGATCGCCGAGGTGTGCCAGTCGGTCCAGTGCTTGCCGGTGTCGACGCCCATCTGCTTGCCGCAATTGGAGGGGTGGGCGAAGGCGGCGATCGTCTTGGTCCACTCGAGTTCGGGGAAGTCGATTTCGCTGCAGCCGTCGTTCGTCACGGGCCACAGCAGGTGCGCGCTCTTGTAGCCGACCGCGGCCTTGGAGACCCGCCATCGTTCCTCATACCGGCCGTACCGCTGCCCCATGAGCGCTTTGGGTACGACGGTCGCGGAGTGGACGGAGCCGGATGCGCCGCGCCACATGCGGATGTGCAGCTGTCCGCCGGAGATCCACAGCGTGCTTGCCGGGTCGTAGTAGCCGCCGCCCGGGTAGTGCCGCTGGGTGGCCGTGTCGGGCCAGCCCGCGGGGTACGCCCACCAGGCGGCCCGCACCGAGCCCGTGAGGCCGCCGCAGTACGCCTTCGGAGTGTCCGTGTTGTGATCGCAGTCCGTGAAACGGCCTTTGGCGACGGGGGTGTTGAATCCGTCTGCGTAGCGCAGGTGCCAGGCCGGTGTGCTGCCGGCCGCGGTGGGTGCGGTGAGGCTGGCGAGCAGGAGGCCTGCGGCGAGGGCGGCGGTTGTGAGGATGCGGCGCATGGCACCCCCAGGTCTATGGCGTGCTGGCGCTGGGCGTGGGGTCCGGCGCGCTCTGTGTGGTGGAGGGCGCGGTCGTCGGCGTGGGCGTGGTGCTCGCGGGCGGGCTGGACGGCACGGGGATGGTGGGCGGCGCCGTTGTCGGCGCCTTGCTCGGCGTTGCCGTCGTGGTGCTGGGTGCCGGGCTCGGATCGTCGTGGGTGCAGGCGACGGGTCCGACGAGGAACGCGGCGACGAAGGCGGCGGTGATGACGGGTCGGCGCACGGGTCTCCTCGTGGGGGGTGTTGGCAAATCCCGCCGCCCGTGGCTGGCAGGCCCAACGGGCGGCGGGACGTGAGAGTGCCGGTGGCGGGGCGCTGCGAAGCCCGGTCCGGCCTCCCGTTCAGGGGGTCAGGCTGCGCGCGAGGCCGTTTCGATGATGTCGGGCGTGGGCCCGGGTGCGATGAGATCGCGGGTGTCGGGGTCGCGGCGGGCTTCGGGGAGCTCGGCCAGGTCGTAGAGGACGCCGTTGCGGCGTCGGGCCCGGTCTTGGTGGCGTGTGAGACGGCCTTCGGCTGCCCACCTGCGGATGGTGGTTGCGGGTCGTCCGGTCCAGTACGCCGCGAGGTCTTCGGTGATGAGCTGCTCGGGCATTTTCACCCCCGGGCATGCAAAAAGGCCGCCAGCGGGGGCGGCCTCCAGAGACAGCGAGATCGATTGGAGCACACCATACGCTCAGTGCTGGTCGTTCGACAAGTGGCATCGCAGGTGGTGGTTGAGCCGCTCACGGTGCCCAGTCGCTCCGGTGGTCCGGCCGTCACGATGTCCGTTCCCCTTCTTGTTCACGGCTGTCTTCTGGCCGCAGGCCTGCCGACGGGTTCGGTTTTGATGCGGCCGTCGGGGTGGAGGTGGCCGTCGGCGATGGCGAGTATGTCGAGGCCGCGTCCGAGGACGGCGACCGGGTTCTCGCCGCGGTAGCAGTGGCGGAGGATCTGCCACATGCGGAGCGTCGGCTGCAGGACGGGCAGGGAGCGCAACCCGGTCACGAGGCGGCCTCGGCATCGTCTTCGTCGTCGGCCGGGTCCCAAGTGGCCAGCGGGTCCCGGCCGGTGGTGGACCACGTGTAGGTCGGGCAGGGGTGCGGGTAGCCGCATTCGTTGCAGTCGCCGTCGGTGAGCCCGCCACCTGCGGTGTGCTTGCTGTGAGCGTCGGCGATGCGGGCCAGACGGGTGGCGGGATCGTCGGCAAGAACGATGCGGGTGGCACCTCCGTGACCGTGCACGCCCTTGATCGAGACGATGCCCTGCGGGTGCGGGGTGGTGGTCGGCCACTTGCCGAGCCAGTGGATCGCGGCCTCGCCGTCGCTGAATATGACGCCCTCGGCAACCTTGCCTGTGCCGCTCACGCCGGACACGTCGGTGTCGCGGACCAGTTCAAACAGGACGGGCTTCTTGTCGGTCATGGCGTTCCTCCGGTGGGCGGCGCCCGGATGCAGGTCGGTCAGGGGTGGGTGACGATCTCGCAGAGCGGGCATGAGCTCACGCTGCGACTCCTGCCGTTTCGGCGAGCACTTGTTCTTGTGCGGCGCGGAGTTGGCGCCATTCCCCCAGGGTTTCCCATCGGCTTCCGCAGGTGCCGCATCGGACGCGGTGGGAGGCGGCTGTGGCGGTGAGCTGCTGTCCGCAGAGGCCGTCGTCGATGCGGGCGGGGCACTGGCCGATGGCGACGCGGCCGGGTTTGCGTTCGTCGTTGACGATGGCGGTGCATTCGCCGTGCAGGTGCCGCAGGTCGTCGATGTCCTGGCCTATGGACTCGTAGCCGCCGCACGCCCAGAGCAGGTTGTCGGCAAGGAACTTGGCGTGGGCGGGGACGGCCTGCGCTGGGGAGCCGCGCCACGGGGCGACCGTCCAGCCGAGCGCCTTACGCCACGAGTCCTCGATGTCCCGCAGTCGGGCTGCGACACCGCCGGGGCCGACGAGGGCGAGGACTTCGAGCCGGGGCGGGATGGGCGGGGTTTTGCTGCCGGAGCTGCCGCCGCCTATCCGGCTGGCGCCGCGCATGAGGGCGGCTGTGGTGTTCAGCTGCGCGAAGAGGGTGGGGAGTTCGGTGATTCGGCGGGTGGTGGCGTCTTCGCAGGGCCGGCAGACAATCCGGTCGGTCTCGGAGATCCACAGTTGCCGGTTGCAGCGGGGAGTGCTGCAGGTCGGCCAGTCGTATTCCTCGAGCGCGGTGGGCTGGTCGTGCACGTCGGCTCCCTCGTCTGCGGGCCGGCCCCGCTGCCCGGGGGGAGTTGGGCGAGCGGGGCCGTGGTGTGCCTGGGTGCTTGGGGCGGGGGGACGCTCCTGGAGCACTTCGGCTTGGTGTTGATGCTGTCGCAGGTTGGGGGGTTTGTCTGAGACGCCTTCCCTCGGCCGTTCGGCGGGTCAGCGAGGGCTGGGCAGGAGAAGTAGCGGCCCGGTCCGATCAACCAGCCGTCTCATCCCGGTTGGGTGGCAGGACAAGGGTGTTCTCCAGGCTGAACATCAGGGCCGGTCCCCACGCCTCCCTCGCGGCTCGTCCGATCGGCGACGAGTCGGCCGGTTTGCGGGGTTCCTTCTGTAGCCGGTCCAGGCCCGCGAGGATCTCTTTGGTGAGCCCGTAGCCTTCGGCGACTGCGAGGAGGACGGGGCAGTCGTTCGCATGCTTGGTGATCAGCTCGGCACCCCAGCTTCCGTCGTAGCCGCATCCCTCGCACGCGTACGGGTCCCAGTCTGTGCCGCGCGGCTTGTGGACCTCGAGGAGTTTGCGGTCTGCCGTACAGCGGCGCAGTACCCACGGCTCCCACGTGCCTTGCTCTGCGGCCCGCGTGAGCGCCTCCATATGGTTGATCTGTTTGGTGATCCAGGTGTGCAGGTCGGGCATCACGGGCTCCTTCTGTGCCTCACGCGCGCGAGATGGCGTCGGGCCGGTCCCCGGGAAACGGGTTGGCCCCGCCGGTCTGGGGATGACTGGCGGGGCCGGTGTGCTCGGGGCCTGGGGAGGGCTGGTCCGAGCTGGGGGTGTGCACGGCGCGGTGCTTGGGGCGGGGGGACGCTTCCGGAGCTCCGGGCCGTGCACGTCTGATGGTGGGGTACGGGCGGGGGTTTGTCTGAGGCGCTTCCCCCGGGCTGGGTCACCGCCAGGGCGGGAGTCCGCCGTTGGCCCACTGGACGAGTGCGTCGCCGTTGATGAGGCGGATCGGCTGGGGCAGCATCGCGTTGGTGTCCAGGGCGGCCGGTGTGAAGGAGGCCGTGGTGACGATGGTGGCTTCGTGGCAGTGGTGGATGTCGCGGTAGACGCCGTTGATGGTCTGGACGACGGGTGAGCCGACGTTGTTGCCGTCCTGGTGGTGCTTGCACTGGATGAGGATGCGGCGTCCGTCGTTGAGGTGGACGAGGACGTCCATGCCGCGGTCGTTGGCTTGGCCTACGGCGGTGGCTCGGGTGACGGAGGGGTCTTTCTGGGCGAGTTCGGCGATGGCGCGTTCGAAGCGGGTGGGGGTCATGCGGTGGAAGGCGTTCAGGGTGCGGCGGCCGCGGGCGGGGAGTGCGGGCCGGTAGAAGTTGAGGCCGTTGAGCTTCTCGATGAGTGGGGCGAGGCGGCGGGGCCGGACGGCGCGCAGGACGAGCAGGGCGCCTATCAGGGCGAGTGTGGTGGCGGTGAGGACGGGCCAGGTCTTGGCGATGCCCATGAGGGTGATGGCGATGCCGGCCCACCACCAGCCGATGCGGGGTAAGCGGCGCCGGTAGCGGGTTCGGGTGGGGCGCTTGGTACGGCGGTACGGGCTGTGGGTGGCGGTCATGTGGGTCTCCGAGTGAGGGGCGGGGTGATGGCTACGCGTCATCGTCCTGGTTGTCGGGGGTGGGGCCGAGGCCGTAGTAGCCGCGGACTTCCTTGCCGTTCTCGGTCTGGCGGTGGATCTTGTCGGCCTGGATGAGGCGGGACAGGGCGTTGTCGACTGTGGAGCCGGGTTCCAGGCCAGCGAGGACCGCGATGTCCTTCTTGTGCTTGTAGACGACCTCGAGTCGCATCGGGTCGGAGACGTCCTCGAGCGCTTTCAGGATCTTGTCGTCGGCGCTGGCGGGCTTCTTCGATGCGAGGTCGACGCCGCTGAAGAGCGTGCCGAGGCTGCCCATGTCGTCGTCTCCGTCTCCGTCTTCGCCGTCGGCGAGGAGGGCGGCGACGAGGTCGTGCCGGTCGTCCCATTCGGGCCAGTCGGTGGGTTCGGCGATGCGGTCGGGGTTGATGTGGGCGGTGGCGTCTTCGAGGTCGTAGGTGCGGCCCATGGCGCAGATGCCGTCGGTGGTCATGAAGTAGCCGAGGCCGAAGGTGGATTCGGGGTCTTCGATGTGGACGTCGTCGGTGTAGACGAGGGTGTCGCTGTCGTCTCCGGTCCAGGTGCGGGGGATGTCGGCGGGGTTGACGCTTTCCATGCCGGGGGGGAGGTCGATGAGGTTGCGCTGGGAGGAGTCCGAGCGGAGCATGATCGATCCGCCGGATCCGACGATGTTGTCGCGGATGGCGGAGTCGCCGCCGATTTCGGCGAGCTGGAGGAGCTGGTTGGCGAGGACTTCGGAGGCGCCGAGGGAGCGGCCCTTCTTCGCGATGTGGGCGACGGCGCGGGTGGCGCGCTTGAGGTGCTTGGCCTTCTCTCCGAGGAGGGTGGAGATCTCGTCCCCGATGAACACGACGTGCTTCATGACCTTGGGGTCGAAGTTCTTCTGCTTGAGCTGGCCGGTGAGGTCGATGCGGTGGTTGACGAGGGCTTCCATGAGGAGGAGTGCGCCCATGGCGCCGTCTTCGCCGAGGCCGCTGTAGGCGGCCATCTGCTCGATGGCCGGGTTGGAGGACCCCTTGGGGTCGGCGTAGATGATGACGGCGCCGGACAGGTGGGCGGCGAGGGCGATGAGCTGGAGGACGCCGCCCTTGCCGGATCCCGTGACGCCAGAGACGAAGAGGTGACGGGCACCCAGCTTGGGGTCCAGGAGCTGGGCGCGGATGGGGCGGCCGGAGACGGCGGCGCCGATGCGGAAGTAGCCGCCGTCGGAGGGCAGGAGGGCCTGGGGGCCGGGGAAGGGGATGCCGGCGCGGAGCGGGTTCTCTTTCATGAGGCGGATCTTGGCTTTGCGGGGGTTGGTGGTGGGTTCGTAGGAGAGGAGGAGGTGGCTGGTACGGAGGGCGCCGACGAGGTCGCGCATTGGGGGGGTGGGGAGGGCGTCGACGTTGTCGTCGGCGACGACGCGGGCGACTTCGCCGCCGGTGTTGGGGTCGGGCTGGACGTCTTCGAGGTGGGTGCCGGCCATGACGCCTCCGGTGCGGGCGGCCCATGTGCGCCAGGCTCCGGCGAGGGTTTTGGTGTTGAGTTCGGCGGGTGCGACGAGGTTGACGGTGATGTGGCGTTCGCCGGCGTGGGCGCCGTTCTTGAGCTTGATCCAGCTGGCGTCCCGCTGGAAGAGGCTGGAGATGGTTTCGGCTGTGACGGTGACGGAGGATCCGGCGGGGGCGGTGATGGTGCCGGTCCAGCGGGCGGGGCTGGTGGTGCGGACGGTGAGGTCCTGGCGTTTGTGGCTGCCGGTTTCGGTGTTGGAGATGTGGTCGTACCAGCGGCGTGCGATGCGGTCGGCGTCGGTCAGGGGCAGCGTGGGCATGGCGGGCTGGGTCGGGAGTCCGGGGTGGGCGGGGGCGGCCTTGGGCTTGCGGCGGAGGACTGTGCGGAGCTTGAGCGGGACGAGGGCGACGGCGGCCCACCAGCCGAGGGAGACGATCCCGGGGATGGAGGGCAGTCCGAGGAAGCCGGCCATGAGGGCGTCTGCGCCGTCGGCGCCCATGAGGGTGCCCATGCCGAGGGCCATGCCGGTGGTCAGGGTGCTGATGAACATGGGGCTCTTGTGCGCCTGGACGATGTCCCCGGCGGGGAGGTTGCCGATCAGGCCTGCCGGGAGCCGGTTCATGTAGTTGGCGGTCATGAATCCGGCGGCGCCGCCGTAGGCGATGGCCGCGGTGAACGCTGCGCCGCCGTCGAGGAGCGGCGCGATGATGCCGGTGACGAGGGGCGCGGCGCTGGTGATGGCGGCGATGGTGCGTTCGGTGGTGGCGGCGCGGGGCTGGGTTTCGGCGGGCGTGGTCACGGCGGGGTCTCCTGGGCGGATGGGTAGGTGCGGGCGGGGGCGGGGCTACTGCTGGGCGAACCAGGCGCGGTTGACGTCGAAGATGGCGCTGCCGACCGGGGAGCGGCTGACGGCCTCTCCGATGCCGTGGTGGCTGTTCTTGTTCTGGTCCCGGGCGGCCTGCGCGGACCGGGCGGTGGTGTCGCTGGCGGATGCGTAGCTGGTGGCTGCGGCCTCCAGACCGTCCATGATTTTGGCGAGGTCTCGGGTTTCGCCGACCGTGGCGGAGTCGACGCCCATGGAGCCGATGCCTTCGGCGATCTGTCCGGTGTCCCGGGCTTCTTCGCTGATGCTGGTGGCGTAGCCGCGGATTTCTTCGCCGCTGCGGGCGAGGTCCTTGGCGAGAGCCTCGGTGGCCTTGTTCAGCTGGGCGTAGGTCAGTTCAGGCATTGCCCATCTCCCGGTAGTAGGCGAGCTCGGCGGGGGTGGTGAGGGGGGAGTTGACGACGGCCTGGTAGATCGGTTCGTAGCGCTTGCTGGTGTTGGCGTGCAGTGCCTGGCAGGCTTCGGCGGCGCGCAGGGACCGCTTGTGGAGTTCGGCGGCCTTGGTGGCCTGGACCATGGCGTCGTCGGCGAGTTTGGCAAGCTTCCCGGCGAGCTGGTCTCCGCCCTTGACGGCCTTGGCCTGCTCGAGGAGCTTGATGACGGCCTTGGCCTGTTCCTGGGCGTGCTGCTCGAGGACGCGGGTGGCGTCGACGATGCGGGTCATGACGTTGGTCTTCTGCTCGAGCCGCTGCTGGAACCGGCGCAGGGTGCGGACTTCGCCGCGTGACATGGAGTCGCGGTAGTAGGCGTTGGTGCTGTACAGGTTGACCGTGTCTTCGGTGATGTGGTTGGCCCAGACGGGCTTCACTTCGTTGTCGGGGTCGGCGGCGGGTGCGGGCGTGGTCGGCGGGGGTTCGGTGGGCTTCGGCGGGTGGTAGTCGGCGCTGCTGGCCTGTCCGGTCACGGGGATGTCCTTCTCTCGCTGCTGCTGGAGCTCCTGCTTGCGCTGCTGGTGGGCTTTGTCGAGGCGGGCCTTCTCGCGTTCGGCGGCTTCGGTGGTGTCTTTGCGTCCGTCGTTGAAGCCGTCGCGGTAGGCCTTGACGTGAGCGACGGCTTTGGCGGTGCGGGAGCCGTCGCGGTATCCGGTCTCACGGGAGTCCTGCAGGGGGGACGGCTTGCCGTTGGCCTGGGCCGTGGACGGCTGCTGGGGCTTTCCCTTGCTGGTGTCGGTCTTCTCGGGTGCCGGCGCGGTGCTCTTCGGGTCCTTCGGGTCGGCGCCCTTGGCGGGGTCCTTCGAGTCCTTCGGGTCCTTCGGCTCGGTGCCCTTGGTGTTGGGGTCCTTCTGGTCTGCGGCCTTGGGGTCGAGGGTCTTCGGGGTGTCGGTCTTCTTCGTCTTGCTGGTCTTGTCGAGGCTGACCTTCTCGGCCGCCGGGGACTTCTTCGGGTCGGCGCTGGCTTCGGGCTTCGGGCCCGTCTTGGGGTCGCTGTTCTTGGGGGTGTTGTTCTTGCCGCCGGGGGCGGGCGCGGGGGCCGGCGCGTTCTTGCTCGCGGGCCCGGCGGGTCCCTGGGGGCCGGCCTTCCCAGTACCAGTGGGCCCGTTGCCCGCAGGCCCGCCCTTGCCGTCCTTGCCGCCCTTGGTCGCGCTGCCCTTGCTGTCGGGGGCGTTCTTCGGGGAGGGGGCTTTCGGGTCCTTGGTCTTGACCGTCTTGTCGGTGCCGCCGGTGTTCCCGCCGCCGCCCTTCGAGGGGCCCTTGCCGTTGCCGGTCCCACCGCTGTTCTTTTGGCTGCGCGGGCCGGCGCCGGGCTGGCCGCCGGATCCTCCGGACGGTCCGCGGCCTCCCCCGCCGGTACCCGAGCCGCCGCCACTGCCGGACCTGCCGGTGGAGCCGTTCCCGGACCCACCGGGCTTGTTCTTCGGCCCCTTCGGGCTGTTGCCGCCGCCGCTTTTACCGCCCAGACCCTTGCCGTTCCCCGGCTTTCCGCCCCCGGCAGCACCGGAACCGCCACCGGAACGGTTGGAAGTCCCGCCAAAAAGTCCTCCGCCTGCCCGGTTCACGGAAACAGTGCGGGTCTCTTTTACCTGGAGTGCAGTCGCTTTCGCCTTGGAAATACGCAGGCGCTCGAGGCGGGCGTCGCCGCCTTTCTTCCACCGGTCGGCCCCGGCGAGGAGCCAGGCACGGAGGACGCTGCGTTCCTGCCGGTTTCCCGTCGAATTCCCGGACCCGTTGCCGCTGTTGCTGTCGGCGTCTTTGGTGCTGTCGTCGTGGTAGGCGGCGCTGGAGGCTCCGGAGGAGGTCTCATCGTTGGTGCCGTGGCCGGCCGTTTCGGTGGTGGGGTTGAGGTCGAAGGCGGGGGTCGCCGGCCGGGCGGGGTCGACCGCGGCGAACAGGGAGGTGAGCGCACCCGGCTGGGGGCTGCGGTTGGTGCTGGCCGCGGCCGGGTCGTTGGGGTCTGGTACGGCTGCGGGGACCGTGTCGGCCGCCATCAACGTCCTCACTTTCTGTGACGGTTGGAGTTACTTCCTACTGGCCTCCCACCCCGGAAAGACCAGCCCGGGGCGGATCATGGGGCGGGAAGATCGGCGTTCTTGGGCTGGGAGGGAGGTAGGAAGTAACTCGGTCTGGTTACGCAGGGTGGTTGCGGGTGCCCTTGCGGACGGCGATCGCGACGCCGGCGACGAGGACGCCTCCGGCGATCAGGAAGCCAGTGGTCGTGCCCGTCTTGCTGGTGTCGGTGGCGGATGCCGCGGTCTGCATGTCGTCGCCGCTGGTGCCGGTGTTGTACTGGGCCTGGCAGGCGTCGACGATGTCCCGGTAGGACGAGCTGAGGGACTTCCCGACGAGGTCCTTGCTGTTCGCGACGCAGGCGTCGACCTGCTTCTGCCGGACACTGTCCGTGCTCGTCTGGCTTTTGTTGACCTGGCTTTGGACCTTCATCTTTTCCAGCTCGAGGAGGTCCTTCTTGTAGGCGATTTCCTGCGCCTTAGCCTCGCTCTGGGCCTGGTCTGCCGAATACATCTGGTAACCGACGAGACCTCCCGTCGCAATGGCAGCCGCGCTGATGGCGAGGGCAACCTTTCCACGCGGGGTGAGACCGGTCTTCACGGGCTTTGCGGCGTGCGGGGAAAGGCCGTATGGGGTGGGATCGATGGTGGGCTGCGGGGTGAATTCGGGACCGAATTCGTGGGCGAACTGCTCGGGGGTCACGGCTTATTCTCCGTTCTTTCGTGCGGCGTGGGCGGATGCGGTGATGAGGTGCTTGACCTGCGGGAATGTGCGGCCGGTGTGGTCGTTCCAGGCGAAGAACGGTTCGTGGATGCCGTGTTCGCGGAGGGTTTGCTGCATGTAGTCGACGGCGCGGGCGCGGGCGGTGGGGGTGACGTGTCCGGTGTGTTCGAGGAGGGTTTGGCCGCCGCGGATGCACATGCGGCCGGTGGGGCTGAAGTCGAGGCTGCGGGCCCAGCCGTAGCGTTCGAGGACGGCGAGGGTCTGGGTGAGGTGGTCGGAGGGGATGAGGGGGGTCGGGTTCTGCCACAGCCCCCACGTCTCCGCGAGGTTGCGTACGCCGCGGGGTACGAGGAGGTGCCAGCGGGTCGGCCAGTCGGGGGCGGCGGGCACCGGGCGGGGGGCCGATACCGGCGGCCGGCTCGGCGCCGGGCGCGCGGGCGCCGCGGACGGGGTGGCCGTCCGCGTGCCCTGCGGGGGAATCGTGGGGGCGGTGCGCATCGGGGGCCTGTTCTCCGTTTCGGGTTAGGCGTTCTGGAGTTGGTCGTCGAGGATCTGCTGCGCGCGCTTGCGCCGACCGGATGCGGTGGCGACGGATACCCCGAGCCGGGTGGCGATCTCTTCGAGGGTCAGGTGGGGCTCGTGGCGGAGCATGTCTGCAAGGTCCCGGGCCTGCCTTTCAACCGGAGAGAGGCGTGCTTCAGCTTCGGCGGCCGCGGCGAGGCGGTCAGTTTCAGCGGCCTGAAGTCGGACGGTCGCGGCGGCCTTCAACTCGGCTGCGGCGCGGTGTTCTGCGGCGGCGCGGGCCTCTTCCGCTTCAGCGGCCTTCAGGCGGGCTTCATCAGCCTTCCGGAGTGCTTCAGCTTCCTTCTTCGCGTCTTCAGCTGCCCTTGCGCGGAGGTCTGCCGCGTCCTTGGCGACCTGCGCGGCGCGCCGGTTCGCCTGCTCTGCTTCCAGGCGCAGGCGGGCGGCCTCCGCGGTCTCCTTCAGGTCGTCTTCAAGTGCGAGGGCGTCCGTTTCAATCTGCTGCTGCCGGGTGAGGCGCTTCTGCTCCAAGTCCCAGTTGAACTGGTCCTTTTCCTTCTCGCGGGCGGCTGCGGTGCGGCGGCGCTCTTCCTGCTCGGTGATCTCCCGGGACTTCGCTTCGGCCTGGTCGGTGACCTGCTGGATGGTGGCCTGGGCTTCGGCCCGGTGGACCTGAAGGTCGGCTTCAGCCTTCTGAACCTCGATTGAAGCTGCGGTCTCCGCCTTGGCCGTGGCGACCTTGAGGCGTCCCTCGGCTTCAACTTCCAGGGTCTTCGCTTCGAGCTTCTTCGCGTTCAGTTTGGATTCCGCTTCAATGCGCTGAACCCCGGCTTCAGCCTTCCGAAGGTCGGACGCCTGGACCCGAAGGAGGGCCTTCTCTTCCTGAAGGTCGGGGACCTCGAGGGCGGCGTCGAGTGAAAGTCCGTGGGAGGCGAGCTGAAGCGGGGCGAGCTTGTCTGAAGGTGCCTTGAAGCGCCAACGGCGTCCGTAGACCTGGCGGAGCATCGCCCGGTAGACGCGCCACTCCTGGTCCCGGCGGAGGGCCTCCGTGTAGGAGGGCTCTTCGTAGGACTTCATGTAGTGGGCGATGCGGGCGGTGGAGACGGGCTGGAGGATCCACCGGGACAGGCGGATGCGGTCCATGCGGACGCGGCCCTTGGCTTCCCCGATGTGCGAGGCGTACAGGTGTGCGCCGATCTCGGAGAAGACGACCCACAGGCCGGCGAGGACGGCGTGTCCGATCTGCGCGGGGAGGGAGGCGGCGGACTGCCAGTTGAGGTAGATGGTGCCGGCGGCGCCGACGCGGGGCACCCACTTGACCCAGGCGGCGGGCCGGTCGGCGCGGATGAGGAGGAGGTTGATGAGGCTGAACGCGAGGATGCTGAGGTCGATGCCGATGGGAAGCATCCACGGGTCTTCGAAGCCCCAGCCGCCGAGGGAGACCGGCGTGCCGGCCTTCTTCTGGACGGCGGCGAAGGACGAGTAGAGGCCGAGGCCGGACACGCCGGTCGCCGCAAGGATGGCGAAGACGGCGAGGGCGGTCTCGCCCTTGGAGAACTTGAGGGCCCTCTGCTTGTCGGGGGTGTGCTCGGTGGCGGGCCGGGGGGTGGTGTGGGGGGCCGTGATGGTGGGCTTCCCCGGCTTGGCGGCCGGGGTCCAGCCGTTCACGGACTCCAGACCCGCAAGTCGGGCGCCT